GATGCTCAACCAAAGACTTAGGTCCACGTTCAATCATCCATTTCGGTAAATGCTGAAACCCGTACTTTGTTTTACGCAACAACAACACAGCTTCACGCTCAGTACGACTCAAATCAATAATGTTCTGATCAGCATGAAAAAACGCTAACCAAAACTGGTGAGCAGCAACCAACGTCGTCCACCCAATCTGACGGGCCTTCAACGTCAACGAATACCGCTCACTTCCCCACTCATCCAACGCAGATCTCTGAGCATCCCTTAAAGAAAACAGTATTCTTCCATGAGCAGGATGAGCAATGGACCAGTAGTTCTCTAAGAAGTAAACTTCATCACGGCGACACTTACGCCACTCCACCTCACACTTTAATTCATCGAGTCTAGACATGCTTACCAACCACTACTGGTACGTCCCAGAGGCGCTAACCCCACAGCAGTGCGACGCGATTCAACACGCCGCTGCTCAAGCTCAACAAATCGAAGGATTCCACTTCGGATCAGAGAAAGACCATCGAAAGTCACAGATTTCCTGGCTTTACGATACCGAGATTGTTCAACCCGTTGCTGCACAAATGCGTCAAGCCAACACAGCAGCAGGATGGCAATATGACCTAGAAATAACAGAAGCACTCCAATACACCAGGTACCAGCCGTCAGGTTACTACGAGTGGCACGTCGACGGAAACCAAGACTACCACGCCGCAAGAAAGTACTTTCCAGAAGTACCAGCCCCGATTCCACTAAACGTCACCCCATTCCCAAACCTACAAGGAACAGTCCGAAAACTTTCCGCAACCGTCAACCTGTCACACCGCAGCGAATACACCGGCGGGAACCTCGAAATAAGATGCTACGACCAAATGCACATCTTCCACGACTCCCCCAGAGGATCCATGATCATATTCCCAAGCTTCATGGAACACAGAATCACCCCAATCGAATCAGGAGAACGCCACAGCGCAGTTCTCTGGTACAACGGCCCGCCGCTACGTTAAAACGCAACAAAAAACACCCTCTGACCTGGGGTTTTATCATCGAGTTGCATACAAATAGAAGCCAATCAACAACCCAAATCTTTCCGCAACTGCTCCCACACAGACCACTGAGACTCAGTCCACGTATGATCAATCGTGTTATACAACTGCGAACACTGAGGCCCATAACCAGGAACCAAATCAGTTCGCACCACAGGCACAGGATCAGATTTCTCCTCACCAGGCCACAACATCATTAATCCAGAGATCCCAGCAACCAACGCGACAACCGCCGCAGTAATGGCCTTAATGATCTTCTTAATCGCCTCGGACCAAACATCAGCTTTTTCTGCAACATCCTCTATCGTCAAAACGCCCCCCTACTGGCATGACTCACACACCTCAACATCATCCAAACCACACTCCAATGGCTCATCATCCAAAAACGGGTCAGTCAACAACTCAGGCCGCTCACCCATCTCCTCCAACTGCATCCACATCCCGTCATCACGCAAATCCTGAATATCAGGCATCGTCACCCCGAAAACCATCCAAAAGACTTTCGAGTTCCTCAACAAGCGCCTCATCAGACAAACCAGACGCATCATCATCAACAATGATCTGCCGCTTCGGCGTAAAACGGTCAACATACTGCAAATACAAAGAAGCAGCCTTCACATCCCCCTGAGCAGCCTCCCTGTACACCGCATCAATCACAGACTGCACACGCTCAACATGAATATTCAACTCCGCAGCACGAGCCTCCCACTCCTTACGAAACCGAGGATCACGCTTCCAACGCCGCAACGAATCCTCATGCACACCATTAGCAACAGCCCACTCCTTCTGAGTCTGTGGAACCCTCTCAGGCCCCAACAACAGCCACTCCAAAAAACTTTTCCAAAGCTCAGGCATAATTTTTTCGCCAGTATCAGGATTGGTTACCCAACCCTTACCTCCACCGTTCTGCGGCATTTCTACTCCTATCGTCATAAACAGTCAGATATGTCCCAACAAAAAACTAGCAACTATTTTGGGACACTGAGCTATCATAGATAGCAGCTAGCGCGATCTGGTGACCTACGGTCACAGAACCACAAGCCAGCCCCCTTAAAGAAATAAAAAAAGAACGCACTGTCCCTGGATATCTATACATAAACGGGGGCATAGCCCCCCTGGGGGCCTAGGGTGGGTACGGCTCTGATGTCCTCTAAATGATAGGTCGCTTCGGAACTGGTCGATTGCTGGCCGAAGTCGACCAGCTGCTGCCAAGTCGGCCACGGTCACCAGGCCGATCTCTCGTCGTCATCACTTAGCGCCACATATCCGTTGACGTCGTTTTCGGCTATCGGTCGGTCGGCGCTCGGATCCGATTCGACGAACGACGACGGTCGGCCGGTCTGTCGGCCTGGGTGTCGATCTCGGATCGATCGCAGCTGGTCGATTACTGCCACGGCTCGGCCTGGGTCGGCTTATCGACAGACAAAGAGCTCATCGACTGCTGCCAAACAGCGGCAAAGAGCTCCGAACTAACCGAACCGCTGCGAGCAGCCGGTAACCGATCATTCGGCGAGTGTTTGGGCGTGTTTTTTTTGGGGGGTGGGGGGCGTGCTTTTGTGCGTTTTTGGTCCTGGCGGTGGCGGCTTTTTGGTGGCATCCTGGGGGGCTAACCAATTCGAATTCTGGAGGTTCGATGCATAACCAATTAACTACGACGTGGCCTTGGGTCACGACACCAGGGGCGCTGCTTCTGGTGCTTATCGCTTTAACGTTCGCGGGGCTCGGGGCTTATCACCGGCGCGGCAAACTCGAGATCGATGAAGCCGAGCGGGCGAGATACCGACGCGAGCTCTATTCGACGGCGGAGGCAGTGGCGCGGCATCGCTTGAGGCGGGGCAAGTGAAGAATCTGTCTAGGTCGCTTGAGGACCGCGGGCCGTTCGAGGTCGAGCCCTTCGAGCCTGGGTCTAGGTCTAAGGCTAGGGCGCTCGAACTGTGGAACCGGCGCCGAGTTCGGTTCGGCTTGAAGGCTGCTCGTGATTGGGGCGGCGCTCCGCTGCTATCGGCGGAAGTTGGCAAGCTGGAGAAAAACGAGATCCACACCCTGGGCCTAGTGCTTGCCCCGTCGATGTCGAGCGGCCTGGTTAACGCTTGCGCCTGGTCGACTCCAGGCTGCGAGCCGCCCAACTGCCTCAGTGGTGCCGGCCATAACGGCCACGAGCGCAATCACCGAGTGCGGGCCGCTCGAACCGCTTTTCTCTATGAGTGTCCTTCGACCTTTTGGCGGGTTGTGGGCGGAGAGCTCCGCCGAGCTCTTGATCGGCATGGTTCCGTGGCTTTTCGTGGCAACACGCTCAGTGATTTACGGCTTGAGCGAATTGTTCCGAGTTTGGGAACTTGGCAAGGCTTGACGCTTCTCGATTACACGAAGGCACCACCACGGGCTCGCCGTGGCGCTGCTGCTGCAGGGTGGCATCTCGTCCACTCGGTAACCGAGCGGCACACCGCCGCCCAAGTCGACCGGCTGCTGCTTGAGGTGCCGGTTGCGATTGTCTCCAGTGCGCCGAGCTTGCCCAAATCGGCGAAGCTCGAACACTGCCGCCGACTAATCGACGGCGACAAACATGATGAGCGCTGGCGAGATCAAGCGGGCGATGTGGTTCACCTATCCGTCAAGGGCAAGATGCCCCGCAACGGCGGAATCGTTCGCAATGACCTATTCGGCTAACGCCTGGCGGCGGTTAGCTGCCCTAATCGCAGCTGCTCGACTACTGCCAGGCGGGCCGCCTAATTGACGGTCACAGCTGCTCGACTGCTGCCGAGACATCAGAAAAGCCGCCCTCACGGGCGGCTTTTCCATTTTTGGGGGGAAGGTGCGAGGGGCTGCTATTCGGCGAGCCTGCACCCTTCGCATGTTTGGGGGGGTGTGTGGAGTCGTTCCTGCCTATCGAGGCCGAGCGCCGCCATGAGCGCCGCCGGTTTGTCGAGGGGTAGGGGGCGGTGCCACGTCCCGAAACACTTAGGGCAGCGCTCTTGAATGATTGCCCCGCTCATTTGTTGATTCCTGCAGCGTTAACTACTTGCTGGAAGGTCAACAGTGGCCGCCTGAGCGGCCATTCTTGGGGCTGATGGTCAAGGTTGCCGCCTGCTATTGAGTGACACCAGTCGAGCACCGCTTCATCCTCGCCACAGGGGCTGCAGATGTAGGTGTCTTCGTGATGTCTGCTCAGGGCGTTGTGGACTAGCTCGGTGGCTAGTGGGTGAAGGTCGCACCGTGGACAGATTGTTGCAAGGTTGGCTCTCATACTTCACCGCCTAGAGCCTCGAAGATTGCATCAAGTGAGGCTCGCCGGTTTTCGTCGGCGATCTCATTTTGGAACGCTTCACGGCTCGCCTCGGTTGCTCGCTTCGATGCCTCGCTGAACATGGCTAGCCCGAATTGCTCACCGGCTAGGCGACCAGTCAGGCTGAGAGCCTGCAGAAGTGTGGCGATTGTTTCTTCTAGCTGTTCAACTTTTTGGGCTAGCTCGGTGACTGTCGAGTTGGGTGCAGATTCGTGGGCCACGTCGTGTAGCTCGTGTGTTGCTTCGAGGTGTTGCACCGCTGCTTTAACTGCGTTCGTGAACGCATGACCAGTGCTGCATGACCGGCCAGGCGAGTAGTCGTTGAGTAGAGCTTCGACTTGGTCGTGTTTGTTGTCCTCGAACCATTGGCTGACCAGACTGTTGTTGCCTTCGAGGTCTTCGAGGCGGCTTTTCCAGTCGTGGTACCAGTCTTGCGATGTGACGATGTCGCTGACCTCATCCCAGATGTCGCGGTTGTCGTTCGCTATGTCGGCGATGACGTTCGAGTAATTGAGCAGCATGTCTTGCCAGTCGACTTGGTCGATGACGTGCTCGGTTAGAGCTTCGAGCGCTCCTTCGTCGAACTCGGCGGATACATCGCCGAGTTGAATGGATATGTGCATTGCGGCCTCCCTGGTCGCTTAGTTAATTAACAGTTCCTATTTAACCATGTGGGACAGACAATTACTAGAACCTTTTATTGGGGATTATTGGTGGCGGCGTTTACTGGCGTTGCTTTCGAGTTCGAGTGCAGCTGCTCGACTGCTGCCATTCGTTCGTTTTTTTGGCGTCGAGCGGCGAGAAAAAGAGAGTGGCCCGCCGCTGCGAGGGGGTCACAGTGACGGGCCACGATTTATGTGGGGGGATATGTTGTGTGGGGGGCTATGCCGTTGCCTTAAGTAACGTGGCAGCGTTTTTGGTGAGGGGCATGTCACCGAACACTAATTGGTCCACATGTTTGCCCTGTGTTGAGCGCCCTTTACCTCGCTGGACGTGCTGCTCGTAGCCTTG